CTGTACGCTTGGAAGTATTAACTGGGGTGCATTCCGGAATCCTGAAGACATGCGCAGAGCTTGTAGAATTCTGCAGAGATCCTTGTGTAATATCCTTGACTACCAAGACTTCCTTTCAATCCAGAGCCAACTTTCGAATGACGAAATCCAGCCGCTTGGTATCGGCATTACTAACTTGGCTTACTGGCATGCCAAGCGAGGACTGCAATACGGTGATAAGGACGCTCTGGCCGAGGTTAAGTCATGGATGGAACACCAAGCATATTACCTTACTGAAGCAACTGTCGAACTTGCAAAAGAGCGAGGCCGTTGCAAAGATAGTGACCGCACCTGGTATGGTCGTGGTGTATTTCCATGGGAACGACGTAGCGCCGGGGTCAATGAACTCACGAACTTTTCACCTGAGCTAGACTGGGAACCCTTGCGTGAACAAATGAAAACACATGGCGTGCGCAATGCCACACTGATGGCTGTGGCACCTGTAGAGTCAAGTTCTGTGGTGATTAATTCAACTAACGGTATTGAAATGCCCATGAGCCTAATCTCAGTGAAAGAAAGCAAGGCCGGCAGTCTCACACAAGTGGTGCCTGAGTATCACAAGTTGAAGAACAAGTATCAACTGATGTGGGCACAAAAAGACTGCATTGGCTATTTGAAAACCGCATGTGTGCTGGCTGCTTATGTTGATCAGTCAATCTCTACCAACACATTCTACAATCCAGCACACTGGCCTGATCGTAAAGTACCTACCACATTGATTGCCCGCAACCTAATGCAAGCACATTATTGGGGACTCAAAACATTCTACTACAGTCTTATCAACAAGGCTGGTAGCAAAATGGTCAAAGAAGATGCACCTGCATCCATGCTTGAGATTGATTTTGATCTTGAAGAAGACTGTGAAGCATGTAAATTATAAATGCAATTTAATCAGTCTATACCAGTAACTGACTATCTAACATGGGAAAGCTGTGCTGATCCCAGGTTTGACTTTGATTGTCCGCCGCCCACGCCCATTGCCAATCACTTGCCGCAGTGGTTTAAAAACATGCGTGGCAATATTCGAGAATATTTGCCTGAAGGATTTGGCGCTGACCATACCATTAGACACTGTGTGGGTTTTAGAGGATTGATGGATGTTGGTTACACCATGCCCTTGCCGGTGTCAGTGGGCGGTTGGCAAACTCATTTTGCATCAGGCAATTTGCATCCTGAGATGGTGCATGGCACACCTTGGGCAGACAAGCCTGGCGGGCCTTGGAATGATCCCACCGAGCCCAATGATGGCAAGGACTACAGTCCATATCGTTATCGCATGAAGTTGTTGTTTTGGCCCTGGCGTGCACGAATGGCACCGGGGTGGCGCTTGATGATTGTGCCCAATCCCTGGGAGTGGCACACTGAATGGCAGGCCTTTGCTGGTGCACCGCGTCCAAATTATCAATTCAACAACAGCGGAACTGGTCTAGGCAACTATAGCAAATGGGATATTGTCTGTGACCCTGCTTACAATTACAGCAACATTGAAACAGTGTTGGCAGTTCATAGAGAACACGTTATACCAGCCGGCACAGTGACTTTTTGGGCGGTGCCTGTTTACGATCCTGCCACCATAGCTCAATAAATATCAACCAAGGAGATAACTGTGACAATTAAGTTAGAAAAACTTAGTGAATTCAATCGTGGACCGGTGATTCACAACCCAGATTTTTACAGCGTGGATTGGATTCCACAAGAACAAGATTACTACACATGTCCAGCTGGTGATATTACAGTGTACAATCATCCTGAGTTTGAAGGTGGTGGCACTGCTATTGGACTCAAGTGTTTAGAAGTTATTGAACAGATCTGGCCCGGCCGTAAATTTACCAATGCCATGGAATGGGCATGCGGACCTGGCTATATTGGATTTTTGTTGCTGGGGCATGGTGTGTGTGACAACGTTACACAGGTTGATATTTTTAGACCCGCTTTACGAGCCGTAGAAAAAACCATTGCTAATTTGCCGGAAAAGTACCGCGGTCATGCAGACTGGTATCATATCCGTGGCATGGCCGATGTGCCTGAGTCACGCAAATACGATCTTATTGTGGGATCACCCCCGCACTGGGACATGAATGATCATCCCTTTGTTAATGAGGTACTGTATAACGATCGTCGCAGTGCTGACCCTGACTGGCTAATTCATAGAGAACTGTTTGCCAATGTCAAGAAAAATCTCACACTTGATGGCATGCTACTGTTGCAAGAACAGGCCTATGCTTGCGGTCCGCGAACATTTCGAAAGTGGATTGAAGAAGCTGGCCTGCGTATCATTGACACCTATTGGGAAGGTGAGGACATGCAAAATAATTTGCATTGTTATTATCTTGTGATAGGGCATGCATGAACAGTCTAGAAAGAATTTGGGCACGAGCCACAGGGCATCTCATGGGCGAAACAGATCATGATCGGCCAGATGTACCTATTTTAACTTTGAAGGAAGCCCGATTGGCCTTGTTCTTCAAGACCTTTTGGGTTATAATACATGTTGTGACCTGTGGGTTTATTATAGCAAACACCATAAGGCATTGGTAATTACATACTCACTGGAATAATAATATGAGCAAACAACAATATGATTTAAAAAAGCGTACCGACTATCTCCAGCGCAAGATGTTTTTGGACCCAGCTGGTCCTGTAACCATACAACGATTTGAAGAAGTCAAGTACAACAAACTAGCCAAGTATGAACAAGAAGCTCGTGGATTCTTTTGGGTGCCAGAAGAAATTAGTTTGACCAAGGACAGTCAAGATTTTAAAGATGCGTCTGACACTGTCAAACATATTTTTACATCAAATCTCTTGCGTCAAACAGCATTGGACAGTTTGCAAGGCCGCGGTCCAAGTCAAGTCTTTACTCCGGTCATAAGTCTACCAGAACTAGAAGCATTGGTGTACAACTGGACGTTCTTTGAAACCAACATTCACTCACGTAGTTACAGCCACATCATTCGCAACATCTACAACGTGCCCAAGGATGTGTTCAACACCATTCATGACACACAAGAGATTGTGGACATGGCATCAAGTGTGGGCAACTACTACGACGAACTACACAGAATAAATTGCCATAAAGAATTAAGCAGTGAAATGACAGGTATGGTTCGCGAACAAGAACATATCAAAGCAATTTGGTTGGCACTCAATGCCAGCTACGCATTGGAAGCATTCCGCTTTATGGTCAGCTTTGCCACCAGCTTGGCCATGGTTGAGAATCGTATTTTTATTGGCAACGGCAACATTATTGGTTTAATCTTGCAAGACGAAATTTTGCACAAAGAGTGGACTGGTTGGATGATCAATCAAGTTGTGAAAGAAGATCCGCGTTTTGCTCAAGCCAAGACTGAATGTGAAGCCGAAGTTTATCAAATGTACCTGGATGTTATTCGTGAAGAAAAAGCCTGGGCAGACTATTTGTTCAAGTTTGGTCCTGTGATTGGACTCAATGCAACCATTCTCAAAGACTTTGTGGATTACACAGCAGCCAATGCACTGAAAGAAATTGGTATCAAGTATCAAGAGCCAGCACCACGCTCTACACCTATTCCATGGTTTAACAAGCATGTGGACACCAGCAAGAAACAAACTGCCCTGCAAGAAAACGAATCAACCAACTATGTTATTGGCGTCATGAGCGACGGCATAGACTACGAGGATTTACCAAACATATGATCAACGACGAATGGTTCCAACAAGGTGGGTTCGAAACCTACAAGCACCCAACCCCTATCAAGTATGAAACAGCAACCGATAATGGTACAATAGACACACTAGAAGGTCCTGTGAACTACACAGTGGGTCACAAGATTATTACTGGTCCTAAAGGCGAGCGGTATCCTGTAAGTCCTATCAAGTTTTCAGCTTACTATGACGACAACGGTGACGGCACAGCTACACCTAAAAAGATCATGAAGGTAGCTCGACTTGCTGACCATGATGGTGTTGTCAAAGCAAGCTGGGGCAACTTAGAATACACTCGTGGCAATGACTATATTGTGAAACATGGTCCCGGTGACTATGGTGTTGTAAAAACAGATATCTTTGCCAAGACTTACGACAAATCAAAAGAAGGAAAATAAAATGAAAGCCATAGTGTGGAGCAAATACCACTGCCCATTTTGCGATCAAGCCAAATCACTGCTGACACAGCGTGGTATTGAATTTGAAGAACGCAAAATAGGTGATGGTTACACTCGAGAAGAACTGCTGGAAGCAGTGCCCAATGCCCGTACCGTACCGCAGATTTTTCTTGACGGAAAACTCATAGGTGGATTTACTGAACTCCGACAACATTTAACAGAAAGCAAAACATGACTCAAATTGCACTTACCCCAAACACAGTGTACACATTCAAAATGAATTCAGGCGAAGAAATGGTAGCCAAGGTCAAACAATCTGGAGGAGAATGGATTGTATTAGAAGATCCTGTGAGCATTGCCCCGGGTCCACAAGGCATGGGACTGGTGCCCAGTTTGTTTACAGCAGACCCCCAGGAAGAAATCCAACTAAATACTTCTAGCGTGAGTCTTGTGAGCAAAACTGACGATTCGGTGAGAATGAAATACTTAGAAGCCACTACTGGCATCAAGGTACCAGAAAAGAAAATACTAGTAGGATAACATGCCAGCCGCACAACGTCAAGGCGATACCAACAGCGCAGGTGGGGCCGCAACTGGCGGCATAGCATCTGTGCGTGTCAATGGGTCTCCAGTGGTTGTAAGTGGCGTGTCTGTGGCAGCACATGCGCCTTGGGGTCGGCCTCATCGACCACATGCAGCCGCTGTTACCACAGGTGGCAACGGATCAGTACGAGCCGGTGGAGTGCCCATTGTGACAGCAGGTTGCGCAGACAGTTGCGGTCATGCTAGATCTGGCGGCTCAGGCGATGTAAGAGTGGGATAATGGCACAAGGTCAATACACACCGTTGCAACTGACCGCTGCCGCAGGATTGCTAAACAATCAAGGCCTGTTGCCGCTGCCACAGGCTCTGCGCACAGCATTAAACAGTTTCAACAGCACCACGGTCATGGCAAATTTCTTTGCCGCTGTGAGTTTTTACAAGGCACAGGCTTTTGCCAACCAAACCACATTGAATCGATTGTTGAGCATAGGAAATACTGTCTGTCCAGCCTTGGGCAACAGTGTTCCGACATCACCAGTGGGATCATATCCCAGCTTGGACAGCGCCTATTATGTTGACTACCTTACTCCCAGTATTGATGGTTCTACCTTAGACCCTTCAGGGCTGAGCATTTTTATGGAACAGTTGGGCAATGCCTATCTTGGTGATGGCGACATTGGTAAATTTGCACAGGGATTTATGGGGGTTCAAGGTTACGTCAATGCAACCAACACCTTGATCAACAGCACAGTCAACGCTCAGACCTATCTTGGACCTACGTTTACCAGCATGAGTGACTTGGTCACAAACAACTTGTCTTTGGTCAACACTGACTTACCAAAGTTTGCTACCGATCTAGCCAACCAAGGCGAGCTGACCAATTTAAAGAACATTGAATTGTATGGCACACCAGCTGGATTATTACAACAACTCAGTGCCGTGGGCAACATACAAGGCGGCACCGCACCAGCACTCAGGGAAAAGATGTTGCAACTGGGAATGACCAATCAAAACATTGTTGACTTAGTCAACAACAACCAGTTTGGCCTGTTCAATCAGCAAGGACTTGCCACCAACGAGTTTAACTCACTGCAAAAATTGGC